AATCTTATAAGCATTGGATCTTGAGTTGATGGATTTCCAATAGTTGCTTCTGTTCCAAAATGAAATAAATGTCTATCTCTATCTGATACCTGTGTTAATATTGTTTTAGTAGGAGCTCCTGACATAACAGTTGCTCTAATGCTTCTAGCACCAGAGGCTCCGGCATCCCAAGTATATGTTTTACCATCTGCAATAGTTGCAATTAATATTTGTCCAAAGTTATCTAACGACCATTGTCCTGGAGATAAAATTACATCAGATACTGTTCTTGCTGTTCCCCAAGTTGAATCACCAAATAAATATGTGCCCCAACCATAACCAGGTGTTTGAAAAGCTGGACCAACTGTAACATATGGATTAACAGATACTGATCCTTGAGCCGACATTCCTGAACCTGTTTCATTTGATGCCATAGTAACTGTAAATGAATTTGCATTTGGAACTGTAATTACTTCATAAGCAATGTCATTAAAATCTGTTGTTGTATATCCTGTCTCTCCACCGCTAGGTAATGATGTAGAACTAAATGTAAAGTAGTCTCCAACTTCTAATCCGTGTGATGTTTTATTAACAGTTAAAGTTGCTGAACCTGTTGTAGATGAAAATGTACAAGATGTAATAGCTGCTTCTAATGGAGTAATATCATAGAAGGCATCTCCATAGAATAAAAATAATCCTTTGTGAGTTCCAATAGCTGCATACTTTTCACCACTAATGGAAACCCATGTATGCTGGGCTCTGGCAACACCAGGTAATGTTTTATTAGCAATAGTTAGTTGTCTCCAACCACCTATTTTTTCAGGAAGACCATATCTAAAACGGACAAAATCTCCATCTATCCATTGTGCTTCTGCTCCTGATGCTGTAGCTTGTTTATTAAAACCTGGTTTAAAATTCAATTTTTGTAACATAATAAACCACTATATCTAATTTTTTGCCAAAAATATAGTCCATTCTAGCTTAGATATCAAATCATTTAACTCTAAATCCTTAAGCTTATTGTTCTTTACATATTTATTTATTTCTTCAATATCCAGTATTACCCATTGATCTTTAAATTCAAACACCATTTTATCTGCTTTTGTATTTAAATGTCCTGTTTTATAAGCTCTGTTTTCTGATTCTTTTATCATTCCTCTAACATCAAATTTATAAAAAGCATTTTGACCTTTTATAGTACCCGCAACATTCCAAGACGTTTTTTCTTTTGGATATTCTATGTTAGTTAAATATTTAGAAAAATTATTAACTATATTCATTTTATACCACTTTGTATAAAATGCATTGAATATAATTCAAATAAGAATTATTTTTATTATCAATATAATAAGATTGTGAAGAAGGAAACATAATAAACTCATTTGTTTTTAGTTTAATTTCATACTGTAAATTTTTATTTCTATTATTGTCGTAGTTTATGATTAAACTACAACTATTTGAATCTATCTCTACTCCATATAAACAAACTAAATCAGAAGAATCTTTTAAACTAGTAAAATCTAAATGTAGTTTAGGTTTTGATGTTTCATTTCTTTCATAAAAATTACCAAAAAAATCTTTATTCTCTAAATTAATTTTGTATTCAACTCTCATAAAATCACAAATAAAAGTATTCACTTTATCCCAAGTTCTTGAAAAAGGATATTTAACATCTTCGTAATATTGAGATAATGTTATATTTTTTATTAACTCATCTTTTTCAATTTCATAGCCTTTTGGCATTTTTATTTTACCAAAATATAAAGGTGTTTCAGATAAGATTATTTTATTTATCATTTTATACTTTATTAAAATTATAAGCTATTGATATTCTAATGTCTTTTTCCTCACTTCTTTCAACACAATGTAATAAATCTGATTTAAAAATTAACAGTCTTCCTGGTATTGGTTTGTACCAAGCGGTATGAGCAGTTAAATTAAAATTGTCACTAATTACTGGTTCATTAACGCCAGGATCATTTCTAAATCTAAAATGTAATTTAGCTGAAGATTCAGGATTACTTTTTAAAAAATAAACAGCTGATAAAGCACTAAGTGAATGACTATGAAATTCTTGATAATCGTTTTTATGATATATATTAAACCAAGCTTCTGAACAATTAAAATTGTTTCTATATTTTAATTTCATAGCATATTCACTAACTTGTTTAAAAATCCAATCATTTAATTGATTAAATTCAATATCTTCTAATAAATTATAAGTTTGTAAAGTATTGTAAGTTTTATTAGATATCCAGTTTTTTCCACCAGAATTTATTTCTTTTTTGATTTTAATACATTTTTTAATAAGTTTATTTTCAATTTTTTTATGTTCTGTATTATCTACAAAACCTATAATATTTGCACTCCATATATCTAAACCTAAAGTCATTAAATCTTTCTTTTAAAATCTCCTGGTAAACCTAAATGAACTCTTTTATCAAACATATTTATTTCAGAATTTTTTGATTTAACATTATTATAATGTAAAAAAACTTGACAACAATCTTCTCCAGTAAAAGGTTCTCTCCAATGCTCTAATTCCATTCCTTTATAAATAAGCATATCACCAGGTTTTAAATCAACTCTAATTCCTTTAGCATTACTAGACGTTGTTATTCCTTTTTTGTCGTCAGGAATACCAACATTTTCATTCGGACTTAAATAAATAGGCCATAGATCACCTCCTAAATTAAGCGTAGTAGATATTTCGCAACTAAATCTATCTTTGTGTCTACGTAAAACATTACCTTTTTTATAAATTCTAGCATAAGAATATGTTGGAGTTAATTTTAATTTAGTATGTTGTTCAAGAATGGGTTGAACTTTTAAAAGCAAAGTTTCCATAGCAATATCAGCATATTGACAAAACGCTTCTGGAATTTGTTCATCCCCAAAGTTTCCAATTAAAGTTTCAAACGGAGATATATAATTTGATTCAAATAAAGTTTTTGCAACCTGTCTTTTTATTAAAAAATAATTGTAAACAAATAATGCTAAATCTTTTGAAATTGCTTTTTTTATAATTAAATATTTTTTCTTTTTAAACATTATTGATTAATAAAGTTAGGTAAAGCTTGAACATTAAAATGAATAAATCTAAATGGTTCTATTCCAAGATCTACAGAAAATTGATGTTCTAGATAAGCAGGAAAAATTATAAAAGTTCCTGGTTTTGTTTTATAATATATAATACTATTTCCAACTGAATTTACATTTTTTATAGGTAAATCGCACATAGATTTTCTAATTCTTGGATCTTTAAAAATTGGAAATGAAGTTTTTTCGGAACATTTTAAAAAATAAAATCCACTTAAATGACTATTATAATGAACGTGACCGTCGTGGTGACCTCCACCTTTTTTAGAAAACTCTTGAACCCAAAGCTCATTTAAGACTGTATTATAATTTGTTAAATCATAACCCATATCATTTAAAACTTCTATTGATCTTTCTTGAGTATATTTTTTAAACTCATCAAAAAGATTATTTGTAAGTAAACTTTTTGAATGATGTGACATTCCAAAATCACCAATTTTTTTATTAAGATGTTTTTCTTTATTTTTTATTACATCTTTATTTAAAATTTGTGTTTCTTTAATTATTCCATTACATATTTTATTCAAAGGCTTAACCCATTCTTCAATATGAGAAACATATATTGGGGTATCAAACCAGTATTGTACTTCTAAATTTTCTTTCATATAATTTTTTATACTTTATCACAAAAAATTTCAAACTGTAAACTTATTCTATTTTTAGTTTTACTTATTCTTGGTTTATGATCTAAAAATCCAGGAAAAATTAAAAGATCATAATTTTTAGGTTCAACATAAGTTGTTTTTTTATTATATCTTAAATCAATACCACAATTTTTAACAGTTTTCAAATATAGCACACCACATAATGTGCAAGAATTTATATGATTATGCCAAATTTCTCCTTCTAAATAATTTTTGTCTGTGCAATAAGTCCATAATTTTGTAGGGGTGCTATGTACTTTAATATCTTTAAAATATTTTTTACAGGAATTAATAAATAAAGAATATAGTTTATCGTGATATTTACTAATAACTTGATAATTATAATAATTATTAATTTTTTTCTTTGTGCTTTCTATACATTCTTTAATTAATTCTTCTTTTATATCTTTTATATCTTTTTTTAAATTATCAAGATAGAAAATTTTATCTTGTTTCATAATTAGGGTCTCGTACACTCATTTACGTGATATTTCAATCCATCGCCACTATCTGTTTCAATTGAAAAGAAAAAAGTAATTAAGGTTAATCTTGGTTTTTTTGACATTCCAAAATTTTCAACACCGTGGTGATGTTGAGCATCAAACAATACCATCCTATTTTTTAAAGATGTGAATTCAAAAGTTTTTTGAAAACATTCACGATTATTTTTTAATGATTTTTGAAATTCTTTTGAATTTTCATTTTTTGAATATTGCTTACCGTGTTCTAAGATCGGTTCTTTTATTTGTCTATAAATAGCTGTTCCTGCATCTTTATGATCACTTAAATATACTATTGAAGTAAATTCAACTCCTGTATCTGTGTGAACAAAACCAGGATTTTTAGTTCCAGGTATTTTTTGAAATTGTTGAAGTGCTCTCCATTTCATAGTTGGTTTTGAAGCTTCATTTGGATATAAAGCACACATTATTTTTTTAGTTGTATTATCAAAAAACTCTTTTGAAAAAGTATGGGTTGGTTTACTTCTTTCTCCAGGCCACGCTCCGTCCCCCTTTAAAAATTTTTGACGATCAGCAAAAGCAATCACTGCTTCTGGATTTTTAAAAAAATCATCAATACAAAGTGTAGGCCAAAGCATATTTATAAAAATGGATTTCCTAAATTCCAAACTACTAATGAATATCTATTTCCTTTCGTTACTGGTTGTACTTTATGCCATATAAAAGAAGGAAAAACAACTAAAGATCCTTTAGAAAAAATTTCTTTGCAAGTTATTGCTTTTTTATTTTTTTCTTTTAAATTATCATTTCCGTGAGCAAATTGTAACTCTCCACCTTCGTATTCTGTTTTATTAGATAAGCTAACTGTCATTGATAGTTTTCTTATTTTATTTGCATATTTACCTTCTTTATAAGGTTCATTCCAACTATCACAATGCCAATCATAATGACCATTAACTGAATATTTAGTTAATTGAAAAGATTCTGGATTATCCAATTGAAAATTCCAATTAGCATTTTTATTTGCCATTTTTATATATGGCATAATATATCTAGACATCCATAATTCTTCTGTCCAAATAATATTTGAATTTCTTATTTTTTTTAATTTTTTAATTTCTTCTTTATTTAAATTATTTGTGTTTTTATTGAATTTAGTTGAACCAACAATTCCTAATATTTCTTTTTCTTTTTTTTGTTCGTAATATTTAATTATATCATCGCATACTTTATGCGGAATAACATTTTTATAGGTCCAATAAATGTATTCTAAATTCATACTTTATTCGTACTTTATACACTTAATTACTTATTTTAACAATATGAATTATAAATCTTATACTTCGTTTGTAATTAGATCCCAAGACTGATTGTCTTCGTTCCAAGAATAATAACTTGTTTTCTTTTGTTCTGCATCTAATGCAGGAGCATCACCAATAGGTGATTGCCATCTTGCTTCTTCAGTATTTAAAACCCAAGAAGGGTATGGTTTTTGATTTATAAAAATTTGATTTTGTGGGTCCCAAGTTTTACCTATTCCAGCATAGTTTCCTCTAAACGGATTTCCACCTTTAGTGTGTATATTGTTATGTGTATTATAGGAAGTCTGTATCCAAAGATGAGCAGGCCAATTATTGTGTTTTGCTAAATAAGCTTGTCCAACTGCTTCTGATGGATTGTTATTTTCATCAAGCATATCTTTATCATCTAGTGTTAAAACATTTAACACTACATTTTCTTCTGATATTTTTGCAAAATGTGCCATATTATTTATATTTATATCTTATAATTACTACTCCAGAACCACCATTGCTTCTTGCTCCAGCTCCACCTCCAGTATTTCCTGTTCCGTTTCTTTCTAAAGGGGTAATAGGACCTTGTGGATTAGCCCAACCTGGTTGGCCTCCGCCTACTCCTCCAGCTCCACCGCCTGTAGTTCCAGAGCCTCCACCGCCGCCTGAAAAATATCTATATGAACCACATACTTGACCATAAGATGGTGGTGAAATTTGCGTTCCAGCTCCCGCTCCTCCAGCCCCGCCTGTGGTTGGACCAAAAGATGCTCCAGCTGCAGTTGCTCCGCCTCCTCCTCCAGTAACTTGAATATTACTTGGTGCTGTAGAAGCTCCTGGTCCTGGATTTCCTTCTGGTGGTGAATAACCACCAGCATTTCCAGACCCACCTGGTCTAGCTGCTAAATTTCCTTGTCCTGCTGAACCACCACTTCCTCCTGGTTGTCCGTGAAAAGGTGGAGTTGTTGCTCCTGAACATCCGTGACCTCCTGCGCCACCTCCAGTGGCATTAATTGGTCCAAAAGTTGAAGTTCCTCCTGGATTTCCAGGTGTAGAACTGCAGGTATCATAAGCTCCTCCAGAACCTACAGCTACAGGATAACCTCCTGGTGAAGTAGATACTGTTATTCCAGTTGCTGTTGCTAATGGAGATGCTGTCCAAGGTGCTGTTGGTTGTTTTGATTCTCTAAAACCACCCGCTCCAGCTGCTCCTGGATAAGAATTGAAGTTCTGCCCGCCACCTCCTGCAACTACTAAATAATCAACTACTCCTGGTGTGCAAGGTTCAATGTAAGAAACACAAAAAGTTCCAGGTCCTGTAAAAGCGTGAACTTTATAATCACCGCAAACAGAAACAGTTCCGCCTGTAGCTTCTATAAGCCCTTTTTTACCTCCGCCGAAACCAAACCCAGCTGCGGCACCTCCTGCTCGTGATCCTAAAATTGGCATCTTTCTTTATCCTCCTATTACGCGAACTGCGTTTGTGCTGCTAACACTGTAAAAGTAGAAGCTGCTGTTTTAATTGCAGTGTATGTGTAAACATCATTTGAAGTAACATTACCACCAGTTGGTGCGCTTCCGCCTTGCCATACTGGCGTTACTGTAGTTCCATCTACTTGTACTGTAGTATTGTAATAAGCTGTTGCATTTTGTTTTGAAATATATGCAACTGTGATTGATTCACCGACGTCCATAGACGCATCTAAAGAGTTTGAACCATCACCTCTTAAATTAACAGTAAAGTTTGCAGTAGCTGCTGCAGTATCTAATTGAACTGCTTGAGTATTTGTGTCAACGTTAATGTTTGATGTGAACGTACCATTAACATTTACTTTTTCTGCAAGACCTTGAATTTTACCATTACCATTTAATGTAACTCTTCCAATTCCTTTTGGAGTTAAATTGAAATCAATATTAGTATCATCACCTGTAGCTGCAATGCTTGGTGCTGAACCAGTAGCTTGGTTAGTAATAGATATTTCGTTTACAGCTGAAGCTGTTTTAACGAATTTAATGTATTCATTATTTGAATCATCTTCAATTGCTCCACCTGTGTCTACAACAATGTCATTACCATTTGTATCTAAGATACCAGATAATGTTGGTGTGTAGTCTGATGATAATTTTGTTAAATTTGTATCAACAACATCTGTACCGTTTGAATAAACAATTTTAGTTCCTTTGTCAGTTGTTCCCCAAGTAACACCTGAACCAGATGAAGTTTTAACAGTTACTGTGTAAGCACCTGTTGTTCCGTTTTCAATGATATAAGTTTTTTCAACTGAATCAGGAATTGTAACATTGATATTTCCAGTTATAGTTCCTGTTAATTTAATAACTTGATCTTTACCATTTGATAAAGCACCATTTGAAAAAGTTAATGTAGCACCAGTAGTTGCATTAACTGTAATTGCTGAATAACCACCGATTGCTTGTTCTAGAATTAATAAGTTTGTATTTGTTATCTGTCCCCAAGTTCCAGAATTTTCACCAGTAGCTTGAACAGTTAATTTTAAATTAGCTGATGTCGAGTTTGCCATAATTTTTTATCTCCAATAATTTATTTTTATAAATTTTATTGAACTGTGTCAATATATTATTTTTAAGCAGCTGTGTCAACTTCTTGCCAACCTGGTGGAACAATTGGTGCTGTGCCAGTATTTACTTCGTTCCAAATCAATGTTTTAAGGCTTCCGGAAGCCATTGTCAACACATTTCCAGATAATAAAACATTAGCATTTCCAGTGACTGTTTCATCACCTTCTTGCATAGTTAATTCTTGACCGGTTACAGCAGCTATTGTAACTGCCTCTAATTCAGCTATTCCTAGTGAAATTGTGAAAGATTGTGCATATCCTGTAGCATCAAAATATGTACCATTACCCCAAGTAGAATCACCCCAAGCTTGTTCACCCCAAGCAATATCTGTAATTACACCTGTATTTGCATCTCCTGATGTTATTACATCATCTAATACAGCAGCCATTGCTATACCAGTAACTTCAGCATCTGGCGCAGGATCCACATCTCCTTCCTGCATTGACATTGCTAAAGTAGTTACAGGTTGATTTCCATAAACTCCGTAACCCCAAGCTGAATTACCCCAAGTTACAGGAGATAAAGAAGAAACTTCTGCAATAGTATTTGCATCTAAATTAGCTGTGCCATCATTAGCTGTTAATTCTTGTCCTGTTGGATCTACAATCGCTTCTTGATATTGAAGAGTTGCAGTTAAAGGTATTCCAGTTAAATCTGCATCTACAGTTGCTGATCCTAAAGCATCACCAACAACAGTAGTCATTTCTTCACCAGTTAATTCACCGGTAGAAGCATCTGCTTTAATTGTTACATTATCTAATGTAGCTGTTAAACTTATTCCTGTTACATCAACTAATAAACCTGATGTACCCCAAGTTTCATAACCCCAAGTATCAGAGCCCCAACCAATATTGACTTCTGCATTAATACTTACTGTTCCTACGTTTGAAGATAATTCTTGACCACTTGCAAGTGCTTGACCTGCAATGCCCCATGCATTTTCACTCCAAGTTAGTCTTCCCCAACCTGTATTTATTTCTGTGTTTACAGTTACTGAATTTAAATTTGAAGATAATTGTTGACCTTCAGCAAGAAGAGTTCCTGTAATACCCCATGCTTTTGTACCCCAAGCATCTCTATTCCAACCTGTATTAATTTCACCGGTTACAGTTTCCTCACTTAAAGAAACGTCAAGGTTTCCACCTCCGCCCCAAAGAAAATTTCCATAGGAATCTTTTCCCCAAGTTGTATCATTTGGATTTGTTACATTAACGTAAGCATCACCAAATTCACCCCACTTAAGGTATCCAAAAGTATTATCGCCCCATCCGGCCATAGGAGGTTACCTCCTAATTAACCAGAGATCCTTAGAATCGCTGCAGTTGATGTTGGTGCTGGGAACTGAATTGTAAACGTACCAGAAGTTGC